TGGTTCCGGACGCTACACCTTATTGCTCTTGAGATACTGGCAAGGCTTCGTGACACGGTACACCGCACGCTTAGCAACCTGCACGGACACGCCGTATTTGAGACCCAACGCATGGTAGGTATACAGGCCAGTCAGATACTCGCGCACTAACTCAGCCTCATCATCGACAGACAACGCACGCACACGCCCAGGCTTACGGCCACGATCACGAGCAGCAAGCTGGCCGGCAATTGATCTCTCCCGAATCATAGACCGCTCAAGTTGAGCAACAGCACCAAGCATCTGCAGCATAAAGACCCCCATCGGCGAACCAGTGTCCAATGGCTCAGTAACACTCTTGATAGTCGCCCCAACACGGTCTAACTGACGAAGTATCTCCAAGAGATCGAAAAGACTCCGCGCAATGCGGTCGATCTTGTAAACCACGAGCACATCACCACGCCCCAAACTAGCAAGACAACGCGCCAACTCTTGACGCCCGCGCCGAGTCGCACCACTCGCCTTCTCCTGGTAAATAACCTCACACCTCATCCGACTCAGCGCGTCCAACTGCAGCGCCGTGTCCTGATCCTGAGTGCTGACCCTCGCATACCCCACAAGCATTCTTGCCCCCCCACAAACCGAGCCGTCGCCAATCCCGGTTTGTCATAGCAAACCGAATCTGACTACTCACCAGCTCGTTACGTGAGCAGTCGAGAGCCGATGCTATTGACTGCAGGGCCTCAGCGGTCGAGGCAGGTAAGACCACTTCCACGCGCACATTGCGGGAACGATGCGCAGCAACCCGCGCAGAATCACTTGCATGGACACGGGGGCGCCCAGGCCCGGTAACGATATTCGCCGGATCAGCAGATAAGGTCATGGCACCACCTCACGTATCAGGGGCCTCTACGGCCTCATTTCCGGGCTCGGTGCTAAGCATCCAAAACTTGCCCCACCGACCCACCTTGTGCGCGGCGATACGGTGCCCATCAGGCACACCGAAGGCCAGTGCCACGAGCTCGGCCAAGCTCATCTCAGGCATGTCGTATGTGACTGGCTTAGCGACCTCGATGCCCTGCGTACTGCCCCACCTGTTGCGGCCCTCAACACCGTCAGCGTGATCCTTGGTCAGGTACTTAGACACGTAGCCGGCGAGCTTGGCAAGGGACTCGCTGGTCTTGTGATACTTGCCCGGCAGACCATGGCGCGTACGCCGATGGCCATCAACATCAATGTTGCCGTTGTCCTTGCCAACCACCGACTGCCACAGCCTGCGCAGATAGTCCCAGGACCGCACACGACCATCGACGGTATCCAGGTACACAGGCAGCTTGTCGATAGCCGCATGGACATGCCAAGCACCGCGTGATTGCCGTTCAAAGGCGAAGACAGCGCGGAACCCCGGAATGGCCCTGCGCAGCTTGCGCAGCATCGCCGCCCAGTCAGCCCGGACCCTGTTGAAATCCACCATGTTTTCGCGGTACGTGCAAGTGAGTAACGAGGCAACACCAGCAGACTTGATCTTGTACCGACAGGTACGCTTTGCCCTCGCGGCACTGCGCTCCAGAGCCAAGCGCTTACGCTCAGCCTCACGCTCTTTTTCCAGCTCGGTGCCAGACTGGTCGATCTCAGGAGCTCGCAAATCAGGATCGTCCCAATCGCCCAAAGGCACATAGATTTTGCGAGGCCACGCCATCAACTCAACCTGCCCGGTTTGGGGAGCGCGCCACTCCTTGACCCGCCAACCCTCCTCGAAAACTTGACAATAGACACCCTTGTGCACTACATATCGGTCCACAGCACCTCCCATTGATCTTGCTGTCGGCCCCCGGTGGATTCCAGTCCGCGCGGGGGCAATTTTTTGGATCAGACAAACGTCGCGATCCAGCCGCCTTGCTTGTGCCGCCACTCCCAGCGCCACAGCTCATCCAACCAGCACCACTCACCGTCAGGCCACTCCCACACCAAGGGGACACCAATACCAACCACCAACCGTGCTACGCACGGCAGACGGTAAGCAGGGCGGTAGACGTGGATTCCTTGCATCGGTCGAGATATGTCTTATTGATAAATCTAGGCCGCGCTGCGCGCGGCCCCTACGCTACGCTCCGCTCGCGACGGGGCCGCCGCTACGCGCCGCTATCACCGCTCATACGTGCCCCGGACCTGACTGTTGCGGAGGGCAAGGGACTCGGCCCACCCAGGACGCTGCTGGGCGTGCGGAGGAGCCTGCACAGGCATGTTGATGACCACCGACTGAGGCGCAGGAGTCGGAGAGGCCAAGGCAGCTTGATCAACCCTAGCCATGGGTGGGTCCTGCTTACGCCAATCGACAAAGTAACCGTGCGCCACAATCTGCCGACACACGTCCGCAGGCACCTGCATCAAGGTGGCCTGTTGCGTGTAGCACTTGCAGGCCTTGCCCATGGACATACACGCGGCGGGGTATGGAGCATCCGTGGGAGCGGTCACGCCGTCGTAAACGCCGGCAGTGTGCGGGAAGCCCTCAATACGCGGCACTCGCTGATCCAGATACTCAGCCTTAGTCATCGACTGGCCCCGGCTTGACCCACCACCAGCACCACCCGTGCCAGACACAGCACGCTGGGCAGACGAGGCAGCACTGACACCGCCAGCTTGCTCCGCTTGCTTGACAAGCGTGGACCGCTCACCGACTGCGCCAGATGCTTGGGCAGTCAAAATCCAGACCACGGCTATGACAGACGCAATAGCAGCCAGCAAAGCACCGACAGCCCACCAAACTTTCGCAGGTATGCCCTTCTTTGCGGTATGCAGGCTCGCCGACTCATACCACGCATACACCTCCTTTGGGAACGGCCGAGACTTGATCTCCCCACTCTTACCGCTTCCAGGCTTCTGCGGCTGGTCATTGACGCTGGTCCACCGCAACTCATTGGACGAGTCGCCCATGAACGACGCTTTGAAGTGCCGATGCCAGCCAGGGCTAGCAATCACACGCCGAATGAACGCATCCATGTTCATTGGGTGTTGAGTGATGAAGTAGATATCCATGCCCCGCTTGCGGTGGGTCACAGGAATCATTTCGATCCACTCAGGCGGCTTGCCAGCACCGCGCAAAGGCAACTTCAGGTGGCACTCATCGATGATGAGGATAGAGCCGTCAGGGCAGTCCTGCCAAAGTTCAGGCGCGAACTCCTGCCAACCAAAATCGAACAGCGGCTGTTTCGCAGTGAACCCGCTGAAAAAGACGGGGCGACTAGTCTCTAGCTGCAACGCGCGCACATCAAGCAACGTGAACAACGTCTTACCAGCGCCATTAGCGCCTGTGGACAGATAGAGGAACCCAAGCTGCCGACGCAGCGATCGCACGCGCCTCATTTCGTGACCCACTTCTTGATCGTGTCACCCGTCAGGCCCTGCAGCAACATGCGAGTCGTGATAGCGCTTATGACGATCGACAGGAACGAGCCGACCCCCATGGCAGACAACATGCCAACGACCTGGCCCGGCATGCCAGCGATCGACGACACGACATTGGACTTAGCCCAAGCAAGGGTGGCAGACACACCCGTGATGGTCACCACGCTCATGCCCAACGACAACAACACCCGGCCAGCGAGCGTGCCCGCGATGTTGATAAGCCCACCGAGCAAGGCCGCAAGAAAGACAGGCATGTAGTCACCCCCGGAAAACGATCACGAGCCAAAGCACCGCACCGAAGCCCATCAAAAGCAGGCGGATCATTTCGAGATGCGGGCAAACACGAGACAGCTGTAGCGTGAAAGGCTTGCCGACAACATCAAACGTGACGTCGCTGACGCAGGAGCCAGACAGCAGATTCGTGGAGTCGTAGCGCTGGGCCATCGAGACAGTCTCATTGCCTGGCAAGTCCTTTGTTTGATCGCCAGTCTTACCCTTTGACTCCCCGTACAGCTTGGCCTCTTGTGACTGGGCAGCATCCTCGAACATCTGGCAATTGCGCTGGTGTTGCTCTTTCCCGATAGCACACATGATCGCGTCACCCTCACACGTCCACGCACCACAGGACCCGCCAAACGACTTCTTGTCACCGTCGGCGCAATCGTGACCGACGCAATCACCAGGGGTAGATGCGCCGCCAGCTGGACCGGAGGCACCTCCAGAGGGCGCCGACGCACCTCCAAACGGAGCCGAGGCACTGCCAGACGGCGGACTTGAACCACCGCCCGAGCCGGTGCCGGTGCCGGTGCCGGTGCCAGTGCCCGAGCCGGTGCCAGTGCCCGAGCCGGTGCCGGTGCCGGTGCCAGTGCCAGTGCCGGTGCCGGTGCCGGTGCCGGTGCCAGTGCCAGTGCCAGTGCCGGTGCCGGTGCCGGTACCACTACCACCCGCACCAGTACCGCCGCCAGTACCACCGCCAGCGCCGGTGCCAGTGCCGGTACCACTACCACCCGCACCAGTACCGCCGCCAGTACCACCGCCAGCGCCGGCCCCAGTGCCAGTACCCGTACCAGTACCGCCACCCGTACCACCGCCAGTGCCACCGCCAGTGCCACCGCCAGTGCCAGTACCCGTACCGTTACCAGTACCACTCCCCGCACCACCAGCGCCACTGCCACCAGCCCCGCTACCACCGTTGCCGTTGCCATCACTACCATTGCCAGACCCCGAGCCGGAGCCAGTGCCCGTGCCGGACCCACTACCGGTGCCAGATCCAGACCCGGAACCACTGCCGGAGCTAGGGACACAAGCCTCCAGGCCGTTCACATAGCCGCCGGACATACCAGCAGGGCACGGCGGGGGGTTGCTTGTCGGAGGATCACCAGATGCAGCGTTGCAAGACTCGCCCGTCTGCACACCAGACATGCGGGTCTTGTACGTGCACGCGCTGGTGCTCGCCCCCGAGCACTCAAGCACAGGAGTGCTTGGAGTCATGTCTGTGATGCATCCCGCGACGCAACTGCGAAACGCCCCCCTGGAGCCTGGGTAATCCAAGTCACCAGTGGAAGAGCCGGGAACGCACTGCCGCACCATCGGCACGATGTCGGCCGACCCACCGTTGTACGGCCCGCAACCAATCCAGCAGGTCCGCCCATCGGGCGCAAGCGTAGAGCTGCAGGACTGGCCGTCCATCTTCATACCCGCAGGGACAGCACTACAAGCGGCGGCGGCACTCGAAAACTCACCCTTGCCCGGATGCCCAGCGATCACGTAGACAGTCGTTGCCGCGTAGGACGGCAAGGCACCGGCCAACGCCAGCACCACCGCAAGCATCAACCGGAGAACATGAGCCATGCCGCCCCCAGGATGGCCACAATCACGAACAGGCCCATATCACCCCCTTGACGATGCGCCGCACATCGGCGCATTGGCAAAGGCCCCCGGTCGGCCGCCCGGGGACAGGACGCGAATCAGATCAGCGCAGCACGCCGCGAATCCACGCGAACACGGCAGTCGCGCCACGAACCATCAGACCTGCATTGCCGACGAGCGCAATCGTCGCGATACCGGCGAGGATGTAGGCCACGACCTCAGTGACATCCGGCTGCGCAGCCGCGGCGAACGCGGGCAGGGTCAGAGCCGCCGTGACGGCCACGCCAGTGACGGCGGTCTTGGCGGCGCGTGCGAGCGCTGCGAGCTTGGAGCCCTTGACGGGCAGGGTTTGCAGGGTTTGCATTTCAGTCATCCTTTGAAAGAGCACCACCAGGAAAGAAGGCCCGAGCGACCTCACGGAAGAGGAAGCCCACGGCCCACACTGCGACGATGGCCATCGCAATAAGGCCCCCTTCCTGCAACGTCAACGTCGTGAAGGGAGGAAAAGAAAGCTCGTGCACGACCGTGACCGTGCACGACTGGGAACACTGAATAACGGACGGATCAGCCACGGTCAGCGCCCATAGCGCGGGTCTGGAGTGCCTGCGGCACGTTGTCCCTCAAGCGCGAATGAGCGCCGGGGAGTGCCGAGCCGCCCGGGCGCGGATCGGCGCCACGCTTGATCCAGCGCCCGGCACCATCGGCGGAGGCACCAGAGCCGCTGGCATGGGCACCCGGGCGCGCTGGGCACTCCCCGCCCGGTGGCGGCGGGTACGTCGCGCGGGACGAGTCCACCATGGGGCGTTGCCCCATACCCCGGGACCCAGGCAGGCACGAACTCTCGGGGATCGCATCGATGGCCCGGCACGCAGCGTAGTAGTTACGGAGCAAGCGCCACGCCATGCCAGCGACGACCCCCAAGAAAGGGACGTACAAGAGCCACACAGTACCCATGGTCAAGCGCCAGGAGCCGAGGGAGCCCTGGGAGCCGGAGGACGCTTGTACGGCGTCAGGGCCGTGAGGATCGCCGTGATACGGCGGTCACGCATGCCAGCCTGGAGCGCGAACGCGCCCATGTAGATACCGGGAACAGGGGCGGCATCACCCATGAGGGCCTTGGGCAGTTGCAGCACGCCAACTTGCTCCATCTCGCCTTCATCGGACAGCAAGACGCACTCGGCATCCTGCATCTCCCACGCGCGGCCGTCCTTCGAGCCGCTACGCTTATCGTTGACTTTGAGGACTTGAATCAGAGAAGTCAGAGCCATAAGGTTCCCTTGGTTAGTTAACTACGGCCAGAGCCGGAAATGAGCGACAGCGCTCTGACATACCTACGGGGCATGCCGCAGGGCTGTCAGGACCGCACGATTTGGACGCTGGAGCACGGGAGCCAGCGGGGAGGATCAAAGTGCCCGACGAACTGAACAAGGCAGCGGCCAGTCCGAACACGCAGAACCTCCGCACGCCAACCACCCCAGGACACGGTTAGGCCACGCTTGACCAGCTTGTCGCGCATGTCCAAGTTAGCCTTGGACACAAAGCTTGACTGAGCTTGAGGTTTTGAGGCCATGTCAGCACCCCGCACCAATTGCGTATTCAGCGTGACGACAGAGCCGGTCGTATGCAGCCACACGTTCGCTGTTGGAGAGGTAGCCGCACATATCAGCAGCCTGCTGGAGAGCTATCAAGACAAAACCGCCGGCACTGAAACAACCGTCATGACCGTCACGAGTGGCCCACGACAAACGGTCGAGCTCCCGGCACTCATCCAGCGCGAGCACCCGATCCTCCGAGGGGCACTCCCCACCGCCTACGCTGGACTGAGCTACCAATCCAGCATCCACGCTGGGATCAGGCAGGGACTCGGCGGGGGGAGTGCTTCCGTCGTTGGCAGCGGCGGCGCCAAAAAACTGAGCGGAGTAGGTATCCGGGAAAGACGACGTGACAGAGGACAGCATGGGTAGCTCCATGGATAATGTGTTATCAATCCGGCAACGTACTCAGATCGACAACACAATTTTAGCGGAGCGTACTCAAAATGACAACAGACGAACAATTGATTTTACTTATCACAAAAGCAGAATCAATAGCAGGAGGTATCCGCCCGTTAGCGCGGCTGCTGGACATGAATGCGTCCAACCTGATCGCGATGAAAAAGGGAGAGCGCCCGGCAAACTGGAGGGTACGAGGTGGGCTGCGCGCTATAACCGGCGAAGAACCAGCACGCGCATTCATGGCAGCTATCGCAGAGGACTTAGCCACGTCAGAAAAGCCAGACGAAAAAAAAGCCGCCGAGAGCTTTGCAGCAATCTTGGCAGCTTTCCCAGCAGGTACTGGCGGAAACGGA